TACCTGCAGCTGTTTTTCAGCAATCTCCCTTTGGGTTTGGAGCTTTTCCCTATCTATCTGGATCTTTTGGGTACCTATCTCTTTCTTAGTAAGTTCACTTTCCCTTTTCAGGTTCATCTGGTCCTGGTAGCGTTGCTCGTCACGGATCTTTTCCAGGGCATCCATGTAGTCTGACTGCTGATTTTGGTTGATGTCAACCGCAGAGCCGTAGCCTGCAGCCCGGATCTCAGCCACGGTGATGTCCTTTTGGATCATCTTGTCGTCACGATCTCCCTGGGCTTGTATCTCCATAGCCCTTTGTTTTTCCTGGGCAGCAATCATTTCCTGCTGCATTTGCTGTTGTTGCTGCATCTCAGCTTCTTTCTGGGCCATGGTCTTTTGCTCTGCCTGTTTCAGTACACTGGTAAGCTCGGCTATAGACTCACTCTTGATAATGTTACCCAGATCATAAATAGAAGCACCTGCTGTATTGTTAGACAGGGCCAGCTGCTTAAGCTGTTCCATCACTGACCTTGAATTGGTCTTGGTGGTGCAGAATATATTGAGGTCACGCAGCAATAGATCAGTACCGTTCATTTGGAAGTTTACCTTCTCATGGCCTGTAGTGATATACTGAAGGCGTACTGAAGGTTTTCTGGAGTGGTAATACTGGGCCAGGTCGGTACGCATCTGGTGCACCCGTGGCATCAGGTTGTCAGAGTGCTGAATAAAGTATTGCTCAGTCTGGGCGTACGAAGCATTCATGGCTTGCTGTACACCAGTAGCTGTTTCCTGAGCAATCATCTGACCCATGCGTTGCGGGTTCAGACCAATCACCTCAAATGCCTGGTTCTTAAAATACGTAGCCAGCTGAATGCGTGAAAGCAAACGATTGGTCTGCTCCAGATTCAGTACCTGGTAGTGCTGAAAGCTCAAGGCATTTTCAGTGTTGGTGATCGTGGTATCCAGTGGCAGCATCTGGAAGTTCTTCATAGCCACATAGGCATTGGCCAGGTTATTTTTACCCCAGTCTTCTCCCATGGAGTGACGTGGTAAAGCGTTCTGGTCCAGCAGAATCACTGTACCCAGTTCATCCACCAGGATGTCAGCGATCTGATTGTTCACGATGTTGTAGCCTATCTGGTATGGCTTCATCAGGTCAACCAGTGAAATACTGCGGGTGTTTCTGTCACCGAATACAGCACCTTCCACCGGAAGCTTGCAACCATAGAGTGTTGAATCTCCTTTAAACTGGAATGGGATACGTCCGGGTTTTCCACCGTTGAGGCCCAAATAGATGGGATTGATACCACCCGGGTTGTTCTGGCCCCAGAATGCAGGACGGTTAGGTCCAATCTTAATACCACCCCAGGTCTCGTTGATCCAGATCCAGTCAATATGTTCTCCAAAGACTAAGTTTTCTTTGGACTTTTGTTTATAAACAACCGTATTGTACATAGGCTTATCGGTCACCTTGTACTCTTCGGATATAATGTCTTGAATGATTTCACCTTCTTCTGTAATCTTGGTCAGGTGACCCACTTTACGCTGACTTTTCCAGTAGATCTGGGATACACGAAGCAGGTTGGTTTTACCAAAGTCTACGGTGTCCTCAGAATCACCCAGGATCCATTCTACAATGTCACCCGTACCAAACTTGGTATCATACAAACTTGTAAACTGACGATATGCCAAAGAAGGCATTTCTGTATTCCACTCGTGTGAGCGGGTAGCGTCATAGTAGGATCCGTCATTTTGGTATCCTTGTACAGCGTAACCGGCAGAACGTACAGGATAGATGGCTTCTAACGCCTCTAACTGTTCCTGGTTCATCATCCAGCCAAACTTGTCAATCACGTCAGAGACACTCAGCAGGTCAATTTTACCTACCCAGTTACCCTGGGAAATATACCTGGAATCAGGACTTTTAGAATAAAAAGTAAGTAGCGGGTTCCACAGCTCCAGCTCATAATCGTCTTCTCCCATCTGGAAATGCCAGAACTCACGGTCTGCAATCAGCATGTCCCTGAAGGCACGCTCTTCCAGTTCCTGCATCTTAAAGCGTTCCTCATCTACCAGCATTTGGTGAGAGGCCCACTGCTCAATCATGGACCGATAGTTGGTCCTGAAGAAAGCTTCTATTTCAGGCAGTTTTTTTAAAGCATCAGGAGCCGTGGCTTGTTGAGCTTCTTCACTGTCCATTTCCACACCCATGGTTACCATCTGGTTCTGGATCTTAACCTGGGCTTCCTGTAAAAGCACGTCTTCGATCATCTGGCGTTTTTCCTCCAGCATTTCATTGTAGGAAATATCGTCTACCGCTTTAAACATGATCCGGCTGGAACGCTTGGAAAACTCGTTACACAGTACATTTACGACATTGGGAATAATGGGATAGAACTTCAGTTCCAGGGCTGACTGATCTTCTTTAGTCAAAGTGTCAATCAGATCTGCCATCTCGTTGTTCTCTTCTACGATGTAGTCAGCCTTATCAATAATACCCTTGGCCAGTTTGTAGTTCTTCATCAACCTGCGGGCGTTGCGACGCAGTTGTTTCATGCCCTGGAATTCGAGCCAGTCCAGGTTCCAGGCACGCCACTCATCATCCTTATCCTTTCCAGGCAGGAATTGAATGGGTTGCGTGAGAGTACCCATCTTGTTGTACTCCACTTTTTTCCCGGCTTTTAAGTCAAGGGCATTATATATCTGCATGATCTTTAGTTATTTAGGTCAGCAGTTGGTGTGCTGGGGGTATTTAGAAAAGCGGTGGTAGTTGTAGAACCTAGATTAGAAGTAGAAAGTGTAATTGTTCCAGAGCCTGTCCCGGAGGCCATGAAGGGAAAAGTGCCATGGTAAGGTGCAATCCAGGTTGATCCAGGGGTAATGCCGGGATTGACGACTGTAGGCGTTGATTCTATAACCTCTTCTTCCTGTAACAAAAGCAGGGCTTCTTCCAGGGTGAGGGAACTTTCTTTGACCAGGCGGCTGAGGATAGTCACCTTTTGGGTGTGCAGGGTAGGAGTTTCCATAGTTATCTAAGGTTTTTAAAGGGATTTCTGGGGGCTTGCATACCTGTAGAACTACCTTTAGAGGACCCCATGTGTCTGAAAGGTCCCCAATTTAATTTACTAAATTTCCGGGAGTTATCCAACTTTTTATCTGTAAACTCTACACGTTTAGCATAACCTCTATTAGATTGTTGGACCTTGGCAAAGGCTATCAGGGCACAAAAAGCCACCAACCTATCCACGTTAAGTCCGTCCTGGTAGGCCTGCATTTCTTTCAGGAGCATCGGATCGGGTATCCGTTCTACACCATAGGTTGTGTGTACGATCTCTCCATCTGCCTTAGTCTCATGGTCCAGCTCTTCCTGGGTAAACTGGATGCCGTAGCTCAGGATGTTTCCTTTAAATAGTGTACCCACGTTCTTCCAGCCATATTCCTGGAAAACGTTTCTGTTGGCACCAATGTCTTTTAGAAACAGGATCATGTCTTTGGGTACCAGGTAACGCTGACGCTTACGGGAAATCATGTATTGTATGAACAGAGCTACGTTGTTTTCCACGATGGTCCAGGCATTGTACCATTCTATGAGCAGTTCTAGACGCTCATGCGTTTTGTTAATGTCGTCAAAACGGCCACACCATGATGCTACGATCTTATCCTGTTCTATGGTGTTCTCCACTTTGCCGTCCCCGTAGTCTTTGATGACTTCCACCGGGTTCTTGTAGATATAAATGGCACAAAGTGAATCAGACGTGGTAGTCTTTCCTTCTCCTACAGGATCCACCGAGCCGTAGTACATCCCAAACGTGGCATCCTTAGCAGGGCGTTCATATACACAGATTACCCCTTCCTTGTCTTCTGTTTTCTTGGAGATGGGAAACTCCATGATCGGGATCTTACGACTAGGTTTATCTACGATCTTTCCTTCAGCATTTCTACTTAGTTCTAAGTATTCTACCGGATATTGCTTGTCTGATATCCGCTGCATTTGTTTAGCCACAAGATGAGGAGGGAAGACACTCACCTTCCTGGTGGCAAAGGCTTCTTCTATGTTACGGGGCTGCTGGGAAACAGATAGCTGGTAGGCGTCTGGAGCCAGGTCCCTTTTCATTTTAGCAAACTCTATGTCCAGGGCTTCAAGAGCTTCCTTCACTTTAGAATTACCCCACTCGTCAATGTAGGGCGGCATGCTCCACTGCTCTGGTATAAACAGACCCGTGATACCAATAGTCCCGTCTTTGTCCACGAGGTTACTTTCTACACCATAAAACCCGTTTTCTTCCGGGTGCATGACGTATTCTTTCATGGGTTCACACTGATCCAGGTCACCCACGGATCCTGCGGCTATGAACTGGCCGGTGATAATATGACCTGATTTCAGGGCAGGCTTAATGAACCCATACGTGTCGTTCATTTTGGGGGCTATTCCTGCCTCTTCATGGAAAAAGTAAGTAACAGGTCCACCGACACCATTAGTAGGGTCCTTTTCAAAGGAATACCCCGCTATGGTAGATTTTAAACCCTTGTATGTATCACGACCGTTGATCCTCACCTTGATCTTTTGTTCCCAGGCAAAGGTTTTCTCCGGATCACAGGGGCGGTACCAGGCAGTATGTTCATTTAAGAAGTTCTTGTACTCGTTTAAAAACTTCCAGGAACCCTTCTCGTTAATGTAATCTTTGAGAGATGCTCCCAGTTTTAACACCGCACCGGCTTCAAACCAGAACGTGTTGATAAACTTGGCCATATGGAAATAAGAAGAAGCTATCTGACGTTTCTTGAGGATGACGGCATGCTTGTAACTCAGCTCAGCCAAATGCTCATACAGAGCCATGTGGTACTGGGCATCCCTAACCTTGGCAAAGTCAAAACGCTTTTCTTCCTTATCGTAAATAGGCAGGAAGTTCAGCCACATGTAGTAGTCCCTGGATATATACCAGGCGTTGCCGTTGTTCTTTACAATGATCCCGTTACGACATTTGTTCTTCTGGTCATCCCAATAGTTAATAAAGTCTTTGGTTTTGACCGGGGCAGCACAATAAAACCCCTGTTTTTGAAACCTGCGTCCTTCCACATTAAAGATCCAGGAGCTATCGTCAAACTGATACTCTCCTGGTTCTTTAAATAGGGACACAAGGAAGTCACGAAACTCTTCCCGTGTATAAAATGTAGTGAGCGTCCACTGACCGTTTTCATAGGTGGGGACCTCTTTAAAAATATGGTTACTTACCACTGGTTATCTTATATACTTCTTCCACATCTCCACCCGCTCTGTGAAGCAGGTGTAACAGCGTATCAATAGATTTGCTGCGTAGAGTACCAGGAGTAGTGTGATCAGTCCAGTAGTCGTTATACAGGTCACGAGGAATAGCAGACCATAAGCCAGTGTAAGCATTGAAATGAAAAACAAAATTGTACAGGCTTGTATTGACTTCTGGTACAGATCCCTCAGCGGAGTAGTGACCAAAACCTTCATGGTCAGTGTAGACTTCATTTTGCATGGGGTAGACATTTAATGAATTACTTAGTATAGCATCCGTAAGGACCATCAACAATGAGGCAGTTGTTTTCCAAAGAGTCCCAGATCGGTTGTGTTGAACCGGCTTCCTGTATGACTTTCTCGTATTCTAACTTTTCAATCCACTTGTCGTTATTGACCTTGATACCACCTGGATCTCCCATGAAATACATGGCGGAGGCTACTAGTGAAACAAAGAGGATACCGTTAAACAACATCATATTCTGAAGAGGACGGGGAAACCAGGAAGCTTCTGTTGTTTTACCAACAAAGAGCACAACAAATACGGCTAGAAAAAGAAAACTGGCTGCAAGCTTAATAGCCCTGTCAGATCTTTTACCGGCATAATGAAACGCCTGTCCCCAGGTAGGAGCTATTTGTACATACTCAATCTCTTGCTGTACTGGTTTGGATACACTGGAGTCAAATACCCATCCGCCCTTTTCTGACTTCTGGTTGTGAATGGTGTTGTCTGGTGTACTTGAGCAGCTTACAAGAACCAGCATGGAGAATAAGACTAAAAACGCTTTCATGTTTGTTTGTTTTAAGGGTTAAAGATTGCTGTAAGGGGACGAGTCGAACGTCCAAACTCTCCGTGGTTCAAAAACCGCTAAGAGAGCACCACCGAGACAGGGTA